CAATGCGGGAAGTTGATGCAGAGAAAGAAACAAAAAAATACGCCAAAGGTGGCTACGTCAAGTCAGCAGACGGCATAGCCCAGCGTGGCAAAACTAAAGGTCGGATGTGTTAAATGCCAAGCTCCAGCAAAAAGCAGCACAACTTCATGGAGGCAATAGCCCACAATCCGGGCTTTGCCAAGAAGGTAGGTATCCCACAGTCCGTGGGCAAGGATTTCTCTAACGCCGACAAAGGCAAATCTTTCTCAAAAGGTGGTGATATGGCTACGAAAATGAACTCCGGTTTCATGGCAATGATTGCCAAGAAAAAAGAAGGCAAGCACAAGATGCCTGATGGCAAGATGATGAAAGACTCTGCCATGAAGAAGATGGCAACCGGCGGGTTTGTTCGTCAGGCTGACGGGGTTGCTTCCAAAGGCAAAACCAAAGCCAAGCAAATCAAAATGAAAAGCGGCGGCATGGCTTGCTAGGAGAACGACATGAAGATGCGTAAATTTGCAGATGAAGGTATTGAAGAAGGCGAAAATCCAAATATCGACAAGGAAACCCGCGCTAGGGCGCTGAATTTTGTTGCGCGTCAAAATCCGATAGATCGTATGGCGCGACTTGCGGACGAAAGTGTGGACAGTAGCCGAGTGTTGGAAACGCCAACGGAAACCCCCGCATCGCGTTCTATGACCTCAACAGCCCCGGTAGCAGCAAGGCCTGTAGCAGCAGCGCCAAAAGCTAAACCTGCAATAGTCACCCTGCAACAATTAAATGCGTTTAAAACAAAGTATGGCGCTGACAAAGATTTAACAGACTACATGAATGCTCAAGCAGGAGGGCTGAAACGTAGAAATAAAGTTAACCCTGACATGGGGGCTACATCAGACAAAGCCTTTTTAGATTTTGTTAAAAATAGGAACAAACCGACACCGGTTGCTGTCCCTGCTGATGTTCCTGTTGCACGCTCAGAAGTAAAAAATACGTCAAACGATTTAAGAGCCAAAGGCCAAGCACAACAAGCTAGAGGTGCAGGACTGCGCGGTGAAACAGATGCTGTTCTTGGGGAAAATGCACAGAAACTAAAAGCAGATTTTAAAAAATCACTAGGTGTTAAAGACTTTTTGGAATCATCTAACTATGCCAAAGGTGGCGTAGTCTCGGCATCCCGCCGTGGTGATGGCATAGCTCAACGGGGTAAGACCCGTGGACGGATGTGCTAAATGAACCCTGTGCATGGACAGCAATTGAGGGATGTGTCTTGAGAGCCTCACGTGGCATGGGGGCCATTGACCCCAGCAAGATGCCCACTGGCAAACGCAAGAAGCGCCGTGACAACACGGATTTCACGCAGTACAAAGAGGGTGGGGAAGTCAAATCCAAGGTCAATGAAGCTGGCAACTACACCAAGCCTGACCTGCGTAAACAGATTTTCAACAGCGTCAAGGCTGCGGCAATTGTAGGCACGGGCGCAGGGCAATGGAGCGCGAGAAAAGCGCAAGTTATGGCCAAACGGTATAAAGCCGCTGGTGGGGGCTATCGTGATTAGACAGACGCATGATTATCGGTGTCTTGTTTATGATAGTGGGCCATGTGATTGTGGTTTAGAAAAATTGCAGAACGGTGTTACCCTAGAAATGCTCCAGCAAGTGGTCATAGACCTGTCCCGGCCAAGTACGATAGACGAAGAAATTGACGAAGAACTTTTTGATAAAGAAATGGCTAAAGATTGAAAGCTCCGCAGCAATCCCTGAAAGATTGGACAGCCCAAAAATGGAAAACAAAATCTGGTAAACCGTCTTCTAAAACTGGTGAAAGATATCTACCGGAAGCTGCGATTAAAGCTCTCAGCCCTGCTGAGTACGCCGCGACAACCAAAGCCAAAAGAGCAGGTAAAGCCAGTGGAAAACAATTTGTAGCACAGCCTAAAACGATTGCCAAGAAAACAGCAGGATTTAGATAATGACTACATCAGGCGTAGCCACCTTTGACATGGACTTGAGTGAAGTCATAGAAGACGCATTTGAACGTGCGGGTTCTGAGCTTCGCTCTGGCTATGACATGCGTACCGCACGGCGATCCCTGAATATCATGTTTGCAGATTGGGCCAACCGGGGCATCAACATGTGGACGATTGAGCAGGGGTCGTTCACCCTGACTCAGGGTTTAAACACCTATGCGCTACCCACAGACACCGTGGATTTGCTTGAGCATGTCATCCGCACCGATGCCAACTCGACCTCTAACCAAGCAGACCTGACCATCACCCGCATCAGCGTCAGCACCTACGCTACGCTACCCAACAAGTTGCAGCAAGCGCGGCCCATCCAAGTCATGGTGCAGCGTAACTCAGGGCAGACATCAGCCACAACGCTGACCTTGAATGGAGCCGTGACCGCAACAGCCACCACCATCACCCTGAGTTCAGTCATAGGACTAGCTGCTGCCGGGTACATCAAGGTGGACAACGAGATCATCTACTACGGCTACATCGTGGGCAACGTCCTGACAGCTTGCTCCAGAGGACAGGCTAACACCACCGCAGCAACGCACACAAGCACCACAGCGGTCTACGTATCAAATCCCCCAGCAGTGACCGTGTGGCCCACACCTGATGGCTCCCAGACCTATACCTTCGTGTACTGGCGGCTGCGTAGGAACCAGAACGCTGGGGATGGCTCTGACACAATGGATGTGCCGTTCAGGTTTATACCTTGCGTAGCAGCAGGGCTGGCTTACTACTTGGCCCTAAAGCTGCCCAACGGCATGGAGCGTTTACAAGTATTGAAGATGCAATATGATGAAGCGTGGCAGTTGGCACAAGATGAAGACCGGGAGAAAGCAGCGGTGCGATTCGTGCCCCGGCAGATGTTCCTGAGCTAATTATGGGCAATAGGTTTGCATCAGGTAAGAATTCAATAGCGGAATGTGACCGTTGTGGTTTCCGTTACAAGCTGAAGGAACTGAAGAAGGAAGTTGTTAAGACTAAAACCTACAACTTGCTGGTGTGCCCAACCTGCTGGACACCGGATCAGCCTCAGTTGCAGTTGGGGATGTACCCGGTAGATGACCCACAGGCAGTGCGGGAGCCGCGCAGGGACTTGAGTTATACGGTTTCTGGCTTGCTGGTAGACGGGTATCCGGGCGAGGGAAGCAGGATATTTCAGTGGAACTGGAACCCGGTAGGCGGGTCTAGAGCAAACGATGATGGGCTGACACCCAACTATTTGGTGGCAGAATTAGAACTTGGTTCAGTTACAGTAAATTAGGAGCTTATATGGATAAGGCAGATATGAAACAGGACAAGAAGATGGTGGCTGGCATGGTGAATAAGCATGAAAAAGGTATGCATCCCGGCAAACCCATGACCAAGTTTGCCAAAGGCGGCAAGACCGACATGGACATGATGAAGTACGGTCGTGGCATGGCTAAAGTGATGAACCAGAAATCTGGTCGCGGAGGTTAAGATGATCAACAACAAACAAGCAGCGGCTTACGCCAAGCCCCACACCATGTCGGGTAAAGCCGTCACGGTCGAGGCCAACCCCGGCAAGGGCAAGGACATGAGCGTGTTGAACAATGCCCGTGCTTCGATTGGAAGCATCACCAGCCAAGAGCAACCCGGTGTGAAAACATCTGGGCTTGTGACTCGCGGCAACGGTGCAGCCACTAAAGGCATCACCGCAAGAGGCCCGATGGCATGAACTACGCTGCGTTGGTTTCTGCCGTTGCCTCCTACACGGAGAACACTTTTCCTACTGTGGACATGAATTTGTTTATCACACAGGCAGAGAAGCGTATATACAACACCGTACAGATTCCATCCCTACGCAAGAATGTAACTGGCGTCACCACCGCAAGTAACAAGTATTTGCAATGCCCCCTTGATTTTCTATCCACATTCTCCTTGGCAGTAATAGACCCAACTACGGGTGCGTACACATTTCTACTAAACAAGGATGTAAACTTTATCAGGGAAGCGTACCCCAAGCCAACATCTACAGGAACGCCCAAGCATTACGCCATATTTGGCCCTCGTTCAGACAACGAAACAGAACTCACCTTTATTCTTGGCCCTACACCCAACGCTGCCTATAGTACGGAACTCCACTACTTCTACTACCCAGAGTCCATCGTCACGGCTTCAAACACATGGCTCGGTGATAACTACGATCCCGCACTCCTGTATGGGACATTGGTTGAAGCCTACACCTACATGAAGGGTGAGACGGACATGATTGGCTTGTATGATGGCAAGTACAAAGAAGCAATGGGCCAACTCAAGCGTCTGGGTGATGGACTTGAGAGGCAAGACGCATACCGCAGTGGGCAAGCTAGGGTTCCCGTCACATGAGCATCTCCCAAACCCTGACCACATCTTTCAAGCAGCAACTGCTTAAAGCGGTACATGACTTTGACACGGACACCTTCTATATGGCGCTGTACACAGCCAATGCCGATATAGGGGCAGCTACCACCGTTTACACAGCGACCGGGGAGATTACAGGCACAGGCTACACCGCAGGGGGTCAGGTGATGACAGGCATCTCGGTCAGTGTTACAGATACCACAGCCTTTGTAAACTTCAGCAATGTGGTCTGGACAACAGGTGCGTTTACAGCACGGGGTGCGCTGATTTACAATTTAACCAAGAGCAACAAATCGGTGGCAGTATTGGACTTTGGCGCTGACAAAACCACCACCTCATCGTTCACCGTTGTAATGCCAACCAACTCATCCACCACCTCATTGATAAGGCTACCATGACTACCGAAAAACTCAAAGCTACTGACACTGTTTCTAGTGGTCTGACATGCAACTTAAAAACTGGTGAGGACGCACAAGCCACTGGCATGTTTGAGATCAAGTGCCATGACAAAGACGGTAACTTGAAATGGGAAGCGCAGTCCAAGAATCTGGTAGTCAATGTCGGGCTTCAGTACATGGCGGGTTCGGCCTTGACTTCAGTCACGCAAATTACCACTTGGTATCTTGGTTTGTATGGTGCTGGGGCAAGTAACACCCCTGCGGCAGCAGATACGATGTCTTCCCACGCTGGCTGGACAGAGGTTGTGGCGTACAGCAATGCAACCCGTGTAGCTGCTACGTTTGCAACAGCAACCACTGCCAACCCATCTGTAGTGACTAACACAGCTTCTCCTGCTACGTTTAACATCAACGGCACAACGACTGTGGGCGGGGCTTTCCTGACCAGCGGCAGTGCCAAGAGTGGTACGGCAGGCACACTGTTCTCTGCGGCTGACTTTGGCTCACCCGGTGATCGCTCTGTGGTGAACAGTGATACGCTGTCTGTGACTTACACATTTAGCTTGGCGGGGTAATATGTCAACGTGGGGTTCTGGCGCATGGGGTGATGGCGGCTGGGGCTTCACGGCTTTCTCAAGCACGATTGATGAGACCGCAACAGGCACGGACTCTGTAGCGGCGGCAAACGGTGTTGGGGTTTCGGTCAGTGAGACTGCTACGGGATCGGATGCTGTATCAAGTTTGGTACAGGTCAATGCGGTAGTCAGCGAGACAAGTACGGGTACAGACGCAATAAACGCAACGGCGACATTTGGGTCTTCGGTCAGTGAAACGGGTACGGGTAGTGATGCCGTAACAGCATTGCTCACGATGAGTTCCTCGGTTAGTGAGACTGCTACGGGGTCTGATGTAGATGCGGCGTTTGCCATCTTCTTGGGTCAGATCACAGAAACAGCGACAGGTACAGATGCGGTAACTTCGTCTTTTTCGTTCTCGGGCACTATCAATGAGTCGGCTACCGGGACGGATGCGGTATTAAGTAGTTTGTCTATTGGGGCGGTTGTCAGTGAGACAGCCATCGGGTCTGATGTTGTTGGTGCTAGTGCTGCGTTTAAAGGTGTGGTTACAGAGACAGCAACGGGTACTGATGTAGATACGGCAGCGGCGGCGTTTATAGCATCTCTTAACGAGTTGGCAACCGGAACAGATTTAATT